GTGTTAAACATCTGATCGATGTAGGCGCCCACCTGATCGGCGATATGTGTTGCTTCTACGCACGTATCACCGCAGCCGCTAAAAGCGTTAGCGATTTGCAGGCCGATGGCAGCGATACCGGCGATCGCCATGCCGACCGGGCCCGCAATCGTGCCCATTGCAACCAGCGTGCTAGCCGCGAGCGCAACCCCTTGTTGTGCGATCCGGCCGATTTGCAGCGATTGCGGATCCAGCACACCGACACCGCGGCGCCGGCCAAAGGGCGCCGCGGCGCGACGGTAACGCCTGGCTATGAGTGATTTATTTTGGATCCGCGGCGCCGTCGCGTGAAAAATTCGAACACCGGGCATCATGGCAGCTTGCGGCATCGTATACACTAGCGCCGCCCCTTGCCGCCGCCGATTGCCGAAATACCCAGGAACACGACGCCGCCGATCAAAAGCAGCGGAAGGAAACGGCCGATCGAGCTGGACAGTTGCGAGGGCAGCACCGCGCCGGCCGTATAGACGGCGCCGGATGGAGTCACCACCGAGCCAGGCGGCGCAACCGCGACGGATGCCACTTTCCCGGCAGTGCCGAAAATATCACCTAACAGAACGTCCCAATTAAAACTACTCGGCGCGCCGGTTGGGCCCCCGTCGAAAATTACCGGGTACGGCGATTCAGTTGGAGTATAACCGCCGCCGGCGCAGGGTACCGAGTCGCCGTTATCGTCGACGCAATCGCCCATACCGCGGGCCCGAAATTGGTAACCGTTGAGCCGCGGAGCTGCAACCGGTAACCGCTTATGGATCCGGTTTCCGGAAAGATCCCACACTTGATACCCGAAAATGTGCGATCGCGGAACCATCCATCCCGGCGCGTTGCCGTGCGAACCATCGAGAGCGCACAGCCCGAGGCCTGGCACGTCGGCCATTGCGAACACATGCGACCAGCGGCCCGGCTCTTGTGGATCCACTTTCGCGGTAACGATGAAAGAATCGAGGCCGAGAATCTTTAAGAGCGTACAGGCCAACATTGTGAAGCCGTCGCAATCTTCGGCCGGTTGCGGTTGCCGCACCAGCACCGCCGGCGCCGTCAGAAGATCGCGCGCGCTACGTTCACCGATCCGGAATAGCTCGGGCTCATCGCGGCGATAACGTACACAATGTTTTAAGGCCCAGAACACCGCCCAGAATTTCGCGCGCGGATCCTGCTTGCCCATCCCGAAACATTTAAGCGCCCACTCTGCCCAGGCTTTACAAACCGGATCGTCAATGCCGGCGCGAATGTAATCGCACATCATGCCGACCGTTGCCGCGGTTGCTTGGTCGTCATCATCCGGCACCGATCGCCGATCCTTCTTTATGTACTCGCCTGGCCGCGCCGCGGGCTCGATCGGTTTTGCGTTTTGAAGTGCGGGCACACGCGCGGCCGCCGGCGGATCCGCGGGACGCGCAGAGCCGTAGATTAGAGCATCGCCGCTTGTGGGTTCGATGTCTTGCACTTTTGCCGAATTAAGGGCAAGCGTACACCATAAACACTTTTGGGCGCAACAACCATGTTAGTTACACTAACGATAATGGCCGGCCTTTGAAAACCCCGCCGTTATGCGGTACGATTGTCCGCAATCGATAGGAGAACGCCCCAAAATGGCAACCGCGCGCGAAGTGGAAACGCCCGAAATCGAGGCGCCGCCGATCAAAAGAGGCAAAGGCCGGCCGCGCACCAGGCCGACGCTAACCGACGAACAGGCGGCGGCGTTGAATCAGCCGATCGAGTCGACGGCAGAAAACCCCGACAAGCCAGAAATTACCGGCGCCTGGCTTGACGAACACGCGAGCGATTATGACTTTTTCGATTTGTTGCAGGCCTACCCGCCACTCGATTGGGAAATCGGCGGACTCGTTTTGTACCTATACCGCACGGCGCCGATTATCGATCGCGGCCGCACCGGGCAGGACTACAATTTACAGAAGTTCAGCCGGCCGACCGATTCCGATTCCATCATGCAGGCCTCTTACGGCGGCAGCGGCGGCTATAAGTTGATCCTAAGCCGGTTCGACAGCAGGACGCGCCATACCAAGCGGATCCGCGATCACTACTGGAAAATTTTAAATTTCGATTTCCCGCCGCGGATCCCCGCCGGCGACTGGCTAGATAACGACAATAATAAAGAATGGGCTTGGGCCCGGCCGAAGCTCGAAGCTCTCGCGCGCGCCGAGGCGGCCGCCGGCCACCAGCAAACGGCGGCGCCGCTAGTCGCGCCGGCCGCGGATCCGAACGCCGCGGCAATGCCCACAATTCTAAGTTTGCTCGATCGATTCTTACCGGCCGGCAGCAAAGACCAGGCGCAGACGATCGCGACCGAGGTACTCAAGACCTTAAAGAACGAGCAAGGAAACCAGAGCCGCGGCCTTGAAGCCGTCGTACTGAAACTACTTGATCGGACGGACGGCGGCGGCAACGCCGATTTGCGCGCCGAGCTCGCCGAGGCGCGCCGGTTTCAAAATGAGCTGCTACTCCGGATCGCGGACAAGCCGGCCGCCGCGCCGGCCGAGCGCCGATCACTAGCCCAGGAGCTTAAAGACTTGCTCGAAGTGAAATCCACCATCGGCCAGTTATTCGGCCGCGGCGGCGGCCCAGCGGAATCTAAACTCGATTGGCCTCAAGTTGGGATGCACGTTGCCGAGGAATTATTCAAAGCCGCCCCCAGCATCGTGCAGGCGATCGCGCTAGGCAAGGCCGGCGCCAACATCAAGCAGCCAGGCCGGCCGCCAGCCGCCGGCGCCGCCACACTCCCGCCAGGTGCACAACAGCAACCGATTGAAACCCCCGAGGAGGTACGCGAGATGATCGCGAAGATTAGCGCACAATTTGGCCCGATGTTCGATGAGGTAACGCCTTTTCTGGAAAACTACTTTTCGCGCGGCGTCACTGGAATGCACTTCCGCGACTGGTTGATTGAGGAATACGGCCGGCGCACCTATGACGGCTTGCGGCAGCTCCACCCGCAAACGATATGCGACGTGATCGAGCTCAGAAAAACCGAGGCGCCAACAGAGTTACTCCGCGGCCAGTTATCAAAACTCACGCCGCCCGATCGCCTCATGCACTTTATAGGCGAGTTCTTATCGGATGATGAAGCCGAGTTTGAGGACGCCGCCAACGAAATAGCGGCATCACAGCCGCGGCCCAATGGCGCGGCGAGGCCTAGCGATTTTTAAAATGACTACCGCGGCGCCCGTTTCTGAAATCGTTACCCCGATCACATGCCACCTATGTAAAGTGAGGTTCACGCCGCCGGCCGGCGTCGACCTGGCCGATACTCCCGATCGGCGATCCGCCAAGTTTGTTAAACAACTCTCGGCGCACATTCACCAGCGACACCCGCAGGAATTTGCAGCCGCGGCGCTACAAGGCCAGGAGTACGGCGGAATGTTGATGCTTCGCTATTTCTCCATAACGAGCGGCGACGTTTTAATAAGTTTGGATCAAACCCGATGGAAGATCCACCAGGCGACGCGCGCGGTTATCGTGAGCGATGACCGGATTAGGCAGCGAGTCGCCGAGATGCTCGCCGGCGATCACACTAACGAGGAATTAGAAAAGGCCTTCGCGGAGCCTGGCGGCATCGGATCGCGAATCGTCGCGCTACTGCAAAAAATGCGCGACAACATCACCGAGAACGGCCGATACTAAGGCATTTTAGACCCCGCGGCGGCCGTTTTAATGTGCCGTATACGGCAAATGCTCTGCCGTAGACGGCACTATGTTACCCTTGCGGGTATCTATGAGCCTTCCAGTTGCCGCCGGCACCGTACCGCCCGACCCACGCGCCCCGAAGTTCCCCCGCCGGCGCTGTGATAATTGCGGGAAGCTCTACCCGCTCACAAAACCGAATCGGCGTTTTTGCGGCGCGGAATGCAAAAAAGAATTTCACCAGCACGGCGCAGCCTTCGGCCCGCTCAAGGAGAGAATCGCAAAATTGATCCGTAAGGAAGTAGGCGCGCAGCTCACAGCCGCACTAGACGCCGAGGCCTTCGCGTACCTTGGTTTCGTTCACCGCTCACAGCTCCGCGGGTTATTCGCGAGGATCGCCAAACTAGAACAGGCGTCGAACGAGATACGCGGCCGCTTTCCCGATCAAGGCGCCCACGCCAACCGCAGCGCCAACTAAACCGACGAAGCCGAGCAGATAGCCATACACCCAGGCCGGCATTTTATTTCGGCCTCGCGAGCATGAGCACTTGCAGGACTTGCGCCAACCAATCGGCGGTATCTTCCCGCGGCTTTATATCGAGGCCTACCCGTTCAATCATGGATCGAACGCGGGCCCTCTCCGATTGAAGGTCATCCGCTTTACACCAAGGGCAGTCAGCGCGACATATGACGCCGGCATGTGGACAAACGCCGTTCATACAAAAAATAAACTCAACCGCGGTATGCCGAAGTGATCCAAAATGGCCCGCTCTAAAAACTGCCGGCTCAGTTGTTCGAGTTGATCGCCGACCAGGCCGCCGCGCGAAGCCGATCGGTTGTAACTCGTAACCTGATCCGCCACGGCTTGTTTTATTTTCTCGCGTTCTGTATCCGTCAAGGCAACATGCGCGGCCGCGATAAGACTTTTTTCGAGGCGGCACATTTCGGAATCTATTTGCTCGAAGTCGGCCGATCGCGCCGCCTGGCGCAAATTGTCGAGCTCGATGCTAACCGCTATTGGCAACCATGACGCATCCCACACGCGCGCGATGATCTTAGCGAGATGGTTATCTATCGCCGCACGATCGATGCCGGCCGCCGGCGCCGCCGGCTTTACCGCCATGCGCCGAAGCGCGGCGAGTGCCTCGGGCACAGTGAGTAAAAAGAGGCCTTCGCTATGTTGCGAGGTTTTTTGTTTGTAAGCCACTCTGACGCCGTGCGCGAGCTCGGCATCGGTTACATTGCCCACCGTCGACCGCACAACCGCGACCAGGCGCGCCACAAATGCCCCAGCCACTAACGGGAAGGTTTGCCGCAGAATCGCGAGCGTTGCCGGCCAGGCGGCATCGATCGAGGCCGCGGGCGCCGGCATCGTGACGAGCTTTCCGGCCGGCGGATCCTGCATCATCACACACCCGCCCTCACGGCAAGCCGGATGCACCATAGCGCCTTTTTTGGCCGGTACCGCGGCCGGCTTGCGGCCGTCAGTTTTGGCGCGTTCTTCGCGTACACGTTGCCGCGCGTAAGATTCCCACATATCCCGATGCCACTGATAGCGGGCTTGATCGCCGCGGCCGTCGACGCGCAAGCCTTTTTTTTGCAGGCCGGCTATCGCGTACTTTTTTTGCCGAGCTCCCAAACCAGTCCACTTTTCCCAGTTCGAATCACTTAGCGGTATCGGATCGCCGGCGGCGCCGGCGCGCCGTAAAATTATCAGGGCGAGCGATAGCTCGGCATGAGTAAGGAAAGACTGATTTTCGATTAGTGAGTTTGGGATTTGAGCATAGCCGTTTGTGATCCGTTGAGGAGCTGGCGCCGCCGTGCTCATAGATTTCTAAACCCGAGCGCGGCCGGATAACTACATTCACTTTTTGACATTTTCAGGAAACTCCAATTCTCAGAATCGCCGCCGAGGCGGCCTAGGATCCCTGGAGTTTCCTGAAACCGAGGATCGCTAGACCGCGCCGGCGGAAACCCGAGCGGTATACGTTGACACCAGCATTTTAAGCATAGCGCGGTTTTTAAAGTCAAGGGGAAGTAAGGGCGAAACCCAGGCAGCCGCAGCCCGGTACTATTACCTTTAGCTGCTGCTATAAGGATTACAGAAAGAGCTTACAAATGTAATAGAGATACGTCGTGCAACCGGTTGCACGATTTGAGGCAACCGGTTGCACAAAAACCACCGTGCAACCGAGTGCACGGCAGGGTAAAAATAATTTGATTCCAGCCTAGAATTATGGGACACTCTAGGCCGGTAGATATGTTGACGGCGACGGAAATTATCACGCCGCGCACCCGCGGCGACATTACCAGAGAGCTCGCGAAATCCGGAAAATGGAACGGCAGCCGGCAGGGTTACCGATTCGTTTTGCGGCGCGCCGTCATATCCGGCGAGCGGGTTATCTTGTGGGCCGTCTACACCAAAAAACAACTACTCGGCCAAGGTAACGCCGGCACCGTTTTTGATGTGGCCGAGAGGATCGGTTTAGCGGTTAGTCAGCATAAAAGCCAAACACCACCGAAAGGGAAGGGAACGGACATACTGTGCAGTACATAAACCCCGATACAATCACCCCAGCTCGCACCCAGGAAATTTTATTCGCCGCTATGCACTGGCTTGCAGAGAACCCAGGCCCGCGGCGGATCGAAATTTACTTAAACCCCCTTATCGAAGCCCCGGACGGTAACGCCAGCGTTAATATCTATTGCCGCGACGCATCCGATTTGAAAAACTCGAAAGGCGTTAACGCGCCGACGCTATGCGAGGCGATCGCAAAGGCCGCGCCGTTCACGGTGGCCCCTTAGATGATTCGGCAAATAACGCAGGGCATTTGCATCGGCTCTAGTATCACGCTAACCATAATGGCGACACACAACGCATGGGGTACTGAGATCCCCGGTTATAAATGGCTAACACTGGCCGCCGGCGCAGTATTCGCCTTACTGGCGATTGCAACCAAGGAAAAATGAACATGAAAACCCGACGATCATTTCTATCACTTGTGGCCGCGGCCTTCGCCGTCAGGCCCGAGGACTTGGGCAAGCATATAGCTCTAGTCAGTCAACCCCCGGCGGCCAGCCGTAAAGAGCCCGGCCATAATCCGCTCATACCGAACTGGTGGCAGCATTGGACGATCACGGATACCGTGGACGTTGCGCCCGGCGCCGGCGGCGTGAGTGAAATTCTATTCAGCGCGCCTATACCCAAAAACATGGTGATCGAGTCAATGCGTTGGATCACCGAGGCGGAAACTTCATGCGACAACCTACTAAGCCTCTTGGCGGATTTAGACTGCCGGCTAACCGTTGACGGTCAGCCCCTTTTCACAGCGGCCCTAGGTTCGTTAGCTTGGGCGCCGCCGAGCTTTCAAGGTGGCCCACCTGATCGCGCAAACAATACCAGCCGCGCAGCTTTTTACCCCACGATCGCACCGCGGGAAGATTTACGCCTGGAAGTAGTCGGCCGGCCCAGCGTCGATCGCATTACGCGCGTGATGTTCGCTTTAGACGGCACCCTAGCTATTTCATGAAAACCGCCGGCCTCTACGCACGAATCAGCACCACCGAGGGCAAGCAGCATCTAGCCACGCAGTTGCAGGCCTTACGGCGGTACGCCAGCCGCATGGCCTGGAAGATCACCGGCGTTTATACGGACGAAATCACCGGCGCCAGTGTCACGCGGCCAGGCCTCGACCAGTTGCTAACCGCCGCGGCCCGGCACGATTTCGATACGGTACTCGTTTTCGAGTTGAGCCGGCTAACCAGGCGCGGACCCGCGAGCGCCTTCGAGTTGATCGAAAGACTACGCCGCTCAAAGGTCGAATTGTGGAGCATGACCGAGGAACACTTTCGGACGCCTGGCGCCGCCGGCGAGCTGCTAATCGCGATCGCGGCGTTTCTGGCGCGCCAGGAACGCGAGACGATGCAAGCCAGGGTTAAAGCCGGCCTCGATCGCGCCAGGGCCAACGGCACGCCCCTCGGGCGCCGGCGGATCCTAGTAGATAAATCGAAGATCCAGAAGCTACGCGAATCGGGCGCCAGTATTCGCGCGATCGCGAAGGAGTTGAAATACAGCAAGGGAGTTATAGAGCGGGCAGTGGCCGAAATCTATTTGAAAAAGGACGGCGAGAAATGACTAGTTCCTATGACCATCGAATAACAGTTTTGCCGGCAGACCGCCAAACCTGCTTTTGTTCCGCTTCGCGACATTGCCAGGCGCCCATAGTGTTTTATGCAAGCTATCGGTACACCACCGGCCGGCAAGGACGAACCACGCGCAGAGACTTATATTATTGTGAGCCGCACGGCGAGAAATTCGCCGCCAAGCACAAAATCGAAATCGAGAGGCCGACCCCGAGCGCCGCCGGCCGGATCCTCGGGCGGATCCCCTGTCCCGCTTGCAATATGCAGCCGTGCCAGTGCGAGAAACCCGCGGCATGAAACAAGGATCCACCGGTAATGGTCAGATCGGCCGTACACACACCGTCCATTTTTCGCCGCCTAGCGTTATGGTGCGCGAACAAAGAGAGGCCGACCACATACAAGCAGAAATTCAGGCAGACCCCGAGGAGGCGTTATTACTCTACGGTCATATGTTGGCCGATATAGACATCATCGGAAGCGAGCTCCGCGGGCTACTATTCGCCGGCCAAGATTACCGTTCTAAACTTCGCGTGGTACGCGGCGCCGCCAAGCGCATGGAGCAACGCGCCGCCAAGCTACTAGGGGAAGCATGACCCCCGCAAAAATAATAGACGCCCTCCCGACGTGCAAGGTTTGCGGCCAGCAAGGTTTATGTAACTGCCGCTTGTGCCTGGAAACCAAGGGCGGCCAGCTCAACACGTGCAGCAAATGCGCCGCCGTGCTCATTGCGCGGATCAAGGCCGGTAAGGCTATCGCTAAATGACGCCACACCCCCAACCAGAGCCCGAACCAGAGCCCCAACCAGGCACTTAAATCAAAATGCCGATCCGCAAAGACCTTCGGAAGTTTTACGGCCGCACCTGGCGCACGGTCACGCGGCCGCGGATCCTGGCACTCGCCGGCCATAAGTGTGAGTCTTGCGAGATTCCGAACAACACCGAGGTAACGCGTATCGGCGGATGCTGGCTCGATCAAACTGTAACCTGGACCGATGGAGTTATCGAACATTGGCGCGATACCGCCGGCTGCTTTATCGGCGATCCGCCCGACGGATCCCCGCGGCGGATCCGCGTAGTATTGACCGTCGCGCATCTAAACCATACCAGCGGCGATGATCGCGACGAAAACCTAAAAGCCCTCTGTCAATGGTGCCATCTAAATTATGACAAGGCGCACCACGCCGAAACCAGAGCAGCAAGGAAAGACAACGCCCGCCCAATTCTGACCGCACTAAAGGAGGCAACCGCCTAAAATGTTCGACGTTCGCTTTACATCGCTACCCACCTGGACACGCAAGCCGGCCGCCGAAGGCCGCGCGGCGGCGTTCAAAACTCCATACACGCAAACCCTCGAAAACCTAGAACGCGAAATCCGGAAACTAGACGGCCGCGACGTGCGGATTGAGGCCGGCTTTCTGCCTCACCAGATCAGGGTAGATGGTTGGCCCCGCGGCGGCGCCGAGCCCGCACACGCCGGCGTAGTCCTGTATTTCACCACCGGGAAAGACGAAGCACTTTGCTTCCCATGTGCCACGTACTCAAAAATGCACCACAATGTACACGCGATCGCGCTAACCCTCGAATGCTTGCGATCCGTCGACCGGTACGGCGTAACCCTGGCCCATGAGCAGTACCGCGGGTTTCTGGCACTGCCGGCGCCGGCCGACACCGGGCTAACCGTCGAAATGGCGGCGTTTGTGTTTGCGTCATTCGCGGCCGTGCCGAAAGATGACGTACTTGGCAATACGGCGGCCTTTAAGGGCGCCTACCGTCAGACGGCCGCGAGACTCCACCCCGATCGCGGCGGAAGCATGAAGGACTGGCAAGAGTTCCAGGACGCCGCCGTAATTCTGGAGAAGCACCACGCCGGCGCCGAGGGTTACCGATGAGAGGCCAACACCCCAACAGCCGGCGCGCGCTAAGGATCGGCCGAGATAACCGGCCGATCAAATGCGGTTGCGAGCTCCCCGATTGCAAAACCTGTTACATGCGCCGATATATGGCTACTTACCGCCGGCAAGGAGGCCGCAAGCGATGATTTGCCCGTTTTACGGAAAGGCCGCGAGCGAAATGTTTACGATCCTATCGCCCACCGGCGGCAATCAGTGTGCCCTTATCACCGGCCGGCACAGCCCTTGCGTTATGGAGCTGGCCGGCAAAGCGCCCGAGCTCGCGAATTGCGAATGGTCCGGATCCCAACGCGCGATAGAATTTGCGGACTATCCAACTAGCCGCAGTCAATATGGGTACCCTGATTAAAAAATTCTTGACGCCCGAGCGGCTAAAAAAACTCAACGTTCAAGCCGTGTTTTCTCTAGTCGAAACGGCTTATGGGTATGAGGCCGGCACGCTACTTAGGAACCGAGGACACTACCGACACCTAACCCACCCGCGGCACCTGGCTATATTCTTACTGGTGAAATCTGGCATGGGTTACTCGGAGCTCGGCCGGGCCCTCAAGCGAGACTTCAGCGGCATCATTCACTCATTCAGATTTATTCAAAAGGCGGCCGCGGCGGATCCAGAAGTAAGCCGGCTAGTCGATGAGATGGTAACCACGATCGCCGAGGATCCGCAGAAATTCAGACTACACCCGCGGATCAAGTCGGTTTTAGGCCGGCCAGGGAAGAATTATTCGGCCAGGCGGCCGAGCCCCCCGCGGCCGGCGCCAATTCTCCCAAATGTAGCGACCCTTTCAATACCGGGCATGGAGGAGTTAGACCGCTTGATAATGGAAGGCCGCGGCGATCGCCCGCGGATTCCACTTGCAGAACTGGAGCGAAATGGCCAGAAAAAGATTCAGACCAAAAGCCAAGGGAAGATATAACAAAATCCCCGTAAATTTTGACCGCTGGGCGCATCTTGAGGCAGCCGTTAGAAATAAAGAAAAAGAGCTTGCACACCGAGCGCAGCACGGCCCGGTACGCATCATCGTTAAGGATGGCAAGCCCGTTAAAACGGAATCTCTGACTGCCGCCCACTAGGCCCGTACATATGCCGGCGCGTCGACCAGGTGCGCCGGGTATAGGCCGATCGAATATCCGGAGGCGTCGCGCGGATCGTCGCCACAGCTCGCCCCACGTCGCCATCAAATTGGCCGCGCATGACCTTAATAGCGGCCGCGTATTCGTCCATCATCGCTTTACGCGAGCCGCGGCCGGCCGGGTTGTACTGCCGCGTGCGTTTGCCGATTCGATTCTTACGCATCAAATTTGCGATCGAGACGTTACACTTTCGGCACGCCCACATGAGGTTATCTTTTGAACCATCGGTTTCGTCGCCCTCTATGTGGTGTATGTCGACGTTACGCCGGCGGCCGCAAAAATTGCACCACTTGGGCGGATCCGGCCTATTCTCTTTTTGGTGTGCCCGGTAACGTTTCGCGCGATCGGTGATTTTAGCGGCCGGCTTGCGCGCGGCGTTTTCCCGAAAGACGATCAGCGTTTTACGGTTCGATAAGATCGGCCGCACAAATTGAGTCTAGCTTAACCGCGATCGCGAAGTAAGAACCGGATCACGCCGCAGAAAATAACGTTAACCTCGCGAGGCGCCGGCGGCGGCGCCGCGGTACGTAAATACATGCCGCCGCAAGGAAACCCCAGCACGCTATCCATATCGACAGCCGTTAGAGCGAACCAGTCGCCGTTAGGAGTTTGCGAAAGATAGAGGCTATGGGTACCACTTTGAACCGTGACGCCCGGCACATTAAGCGGGTTGGCGTTGCCATCGTAGAACAACTGTTGAGCACCAAAGCCAGAGCCCGAATCGGTAGCGAGCCAGATTTTATCGACGATCGACGAAGGGACCGCGGTTTCATTCCAGCCCATCACTAGATTACCGGTAACGTCCAGAAGCGAATCAAGCGCCGCGTTAAATTCTGGCGGCGATGTGAACGAAGCCCCAGCCGGCCGATTAGACCATACTGGAGCGCTCAACGGTGTGCCCTCAAAAACTATAGGCGTGAGGGTAGTAAAGGGTGATTCATAAATGAAGGCCGGGAAAACTATCTTAGTGCCCTGCCAAATCACCCCGCGGCCAACATTGAAGCCAGCACTAAAACCCGCACTCATATTGGTATAGATTGTGACCGGAGAGCCTACCGCCCCGGTAGAGTCGATATGGCAAGACTTGAGCACGTTTACCCCGCCGCCGGGAGCGAGCGAGTACACTAGCGTCATGCCGTCGCTAGGATCCACCACAACGGAGTAGACCCCCTTCGCTTGCCCGCTGGAGTCGACCACCGCGGTAGACCAAACCCCGCCAGAGAGCTTTTCGTAAACGGTATTTCCGCTCAACCCTACGAACGGATAGAAGCAATAAATATCGCCGTTCGACAGCCGCGCCATGACGAAGTAGTTGTTATGGCTATCAACGGTTGATTGAACGCTTGGCGATTCCCATTTATCGGTGCTGGTATTAAAGGTGTAGACCCTGAGCCGATGCGTTGAGCCATCCCCCATATAGGCAACAAAGATCCTGCCAGATACAGAGTCGAAAACTGAGGTATTCTGCGACGGGTCGTTAGTGGGAGTTGGCGGCGCGTTTCCAGAGGCGCTATCCATCGGCGCCCACGTTAGCCCGTCGTCAACGCTTCTAAAAACCTGAAGTGGCGTAACCCCGGTGAGCACGCCGCCGCCTTCGAGAAATTGGTATTGACGAAATCCGCCGGCCGCGGTTGCATCTGGAACGAACCAAGGCCCGCCGCTAGCCATGATACGGCCCTGGCCGCCCCCTTGCTCCGTAAAAGTCATGCGGGAGAAGTTGACCGGATCAATCAAGGCCGGCGGCAGTGTGATAATCGCACTCACTTTTTAGGCCGCTCGCGTTCTGGCGTCCAGCCCTTCGGCCTATCCCATCGCGGACGGTTAACCGGGTTTGCCGGACGAGCCGGCGGCGGAACCGCCTTTTTAGAAGGGAGAGGCGGCGGCATTTTTTATGAGGAGCGGAATACCAACCAGGTGTACGCAACCAGAGAGAGCGCCGTCTCTCTACAACGAACCGCGGCGCCGGTTAGGCCCCGGTATCTGATTCCGCCCCACATCAGGCCGTATTATGCCACAAAACAAGCCAGGCCGGCGGCGTATGTTTAGCAGCAATGGCCGCGCGCGATCGCGCGTTTTTTCGACATTGCGCCGCAGGCGCAACGTAGGCCGCGGCGAGGGCGCCCGCCCTTCGCCCCGTTCCATCTAGCTGCAAGTTGTTTCGCCGGCGATCGCGAGACGCCACCGCGGCGCCCAATAATACTACTACTCAACTTCACCACTTCCAGGTCTACAAAATGCTTGGGTTATTGTCAACGCCGGCCGACGACAAAACCCAACAGTTCGCCGGTACCATCACCAGCCGTCCCACAGACACCCGTTTGAAGGCCTAAGAAAAATCTCGAGTACGCTTCTTTAGAATCAATGATATACAGGGGAGGTACGGCAACCAGTTGCAGGACACCGAGAAAGCAGCCAGAAAGCGGCCGTAAAATCGAAACGGCGGCGCATTCCGCGAGCCTAGATGGAACGCCGCAACCCCACCCCGGTAACTGGATCCATCGGAGGTATCGGCGCGCCTAGGCGCGTTTCTAGCGCCTTTAATTGCTCGTCAAAATCTGGAATTTCGTTCCGACAAACGTTAACCAGCCAGAGGGCATGAGGATCACTAGCCGCCCGCTGGTGTAGTTCCTCGATTTGCAACTCGGATCCAGTCATACCCCAAAGGGCTAGAGAATAGTCATTCCACCCTGGATTGTCCGCGCCCATGTTTCGCGATACGCGGTTTTCTTGAATGGAATATAAGCGCCTCAATAAAAAACCTACCAAGCGCCGCTTGATCGATCCGCGGAAAATGTCGCGATCGAAGGCGCCGGCCAATACTCCCAGCACAGAGTACATAGTTTCAACCGGCCAACCGAGGGAATGAGTGTGCAACAGCAACACTACAACCGCGCGCCCTAATACCGAGTGATCTTCGATATGCCGGCCAGTGGCCGCGATCGCGAGGGCGGCCGCTAGCGTACTATCCGCCTCGGTAGTTCGCCGGCCATCGTGCGAAAAAAATAGAAGGGGGTCGATTTGTTCTGGCAGTGTGGCGCGCATTTGTAAAAAGGGGCTCAATGATCGGCCTGTACGGTACCTTTAAGTCAGCACTGAAGCCAACGACCTAACTACCGAACAATTTTCGCCCCGATCAAGAATATCACGCCGGCCGGCTAGTTACGACTGACGTTCAACACGATCACGCCAGCGACCAGGCCCGCGGCCAGAATCCCCAGCGTCGCCGGATCCATGCCCGAGAAATCCGGCAACCAGCTCGCCAGGTCCGGAAGCGCCGGCAGCTCGGCCGGCCCGGTAGAGATGCCGGAAAGATCAAGCAAGGAAGTAGACGGCGAGACGCCCAAGGCCGCGGCGATTTGCGCCGCGTATGACGTGGGGTTATTGCCATCCGTCGACGGCGCGTACACATTCATCATTTGATCGATCGTCATGCCGCGGGCGGCGTAGAGCTGAATCTGATTGTTGAGCGCCGCCAGGCCATCGGCATATGTCGCAAATTTCGCGAAGCCGCCGGCGCCGGCCGTCGCGCCGGCCTGGCCTACATAGATCAGGTTCCCCGGGTTGTTGTTTTGATACGCGAGCGAACCGGGATAGTAGCCCTCTACTTGCTGGATTGTGCCGGCGATCGTTGAGGTAATCGACGGGTCGAGGACTTGCACCACGCCGAGGCCGGCAAAACCCCGCGGCGAAAACAAAACCGGATGAGGGCGGCGCCGGCGGCCGGCGGCCAGGCCCCGAGGATAGAGAGGCGCGAGCATTTACCGCCAGCAGGCGCCGGCCGTGATCGCGTTAACAAGCGATTGAAGATCCAGAATGTTTGTGAAGCCGTCGCCGGTTAGATCGTGGGCAATCGGCGGCGTGGATCCGATCGCGGCCGCCAGTGCCAGGGCATCATTTGTACCTAGGGCGCCGTCCCCGTCGACATCGCAATAGTTAACGCTTGGCGATACGGACACGGCTATAGGAGGGTTTGCGGTAATCCCCGCAATCCGGATTCCGCCGGTATCGGCCTCGATCACATTCGAAATTCCGATTTGAAACTGACCGCTTACGTTAGACGGAATATGAAAGACCAGGTGGAGGAGCTCGCCGGCCGGAATCACGAAAGGATTAAAGCCCCACACCAGGCAGATGTTAGAGGGAAAATAACAGACACTCGACTTTTGAGCAGCAATGGCCGCGCCCCCAGCCGTAACCGTTGGCAAGCCCCAGGCCGCCGGCGCCACTAGGGTTAATTGTGTCGCCGCCGGCGAACCGGCCGCGGCGTTGATCGAGCAAGCTAGATCCTGGCCAGCCGTCCCGGTTTGGCAGCTCGGGCCAACTTGCGCGATCAGCGGCAAAGCGAATAGAAATAAAAATTTCAAACTGTGCCCCCTTCATCGGCGCCCGTTTCGAAGTGAGGCGCCACAATTAGCAGAAAACCAGCATCCGCGATCGTCCGAGCTGCAACGCCGTTCCACCACCAGCCACCACCCAGGCCGGCGCCGCCGGCCGGCGGAACCGCCAAATTATCAAAGTCGCCGCCATACTCTAAAGCGCCATAGCTACCGGTACCGTATGGCATTTGCTTATTGAGCTACCACCGCGATCGCAGGTACCACCGGCTTGATGCCGGCGAAGGCCACATAGATAACCTGGCGCGCCGTCGCGTCGGTTGCATCCCAATTCAATTCGATGCCATCGGGTAACGCGCGATTGCAGGTCACGGAAGCGTTAAGCGTAGGCGTTGCGCTTGCGCCCTCCGTTTCTTGTACGAGCAAATGCGAGGTATTCAAAACCTGATTTTCAATCGTTGGATTCGCAAGACTTCGGCCGCCGGACCATACGCCGGACTGTGCGACCGTTCCCGAAATCCCGGTACACCACCCGATAGAAACACGGTTATTACTGACAAGGCCAGTGCCCGCGGCAAAATTAAAGGAGATCGCCCACAGCGCCGCCGGCGTGACCATCCCGGTAATAGATTGCACACCGTTGGCCGTTGGAGCGTTCAAGGCGCCCACCGTGGACTGTATACCCTTGAGGCCGAAATCTAACCAAACATTCGCGCCGGTTGCCGTGTTAGTAGTCCAGTTGATCGTATAGCCGTCCGAATCGAAGGACACAAACGCCGCTTCTTTGAGAATGGTAGCGACGCCATTGTTAATTGCGGCCGTGACGGAGTTTGTACGCTGGTATGACTGACTGAGGCCCGCAGAAACCCCGGCGCGGTTCTGGCCGGCTGATTCCCCTTGGTTGGTCGAGTTCATAAAACCGATGCTGGGATTGGTAAAGATGCCATTCACTTGAGGAATGACCGTGCCGGCCGCTACGTGTTGAATGGCAACGAATGAAGGAGCGAAGCCAAACCCGGTTATCGCTTGGTTTCCGGTAGCGTTAGCGTCGTTGAAGGTGCCCGTAAAAACGTTGCTCAACTCACTGCCCCCGAGCACCAGGTAATTGATGATCCGCGCGTTAGCATCCGCGATCGTCCAGTTGAGCGTAAACCCGTCCGAATCCAGCGAAGTTAGATCCGCGATCGCGAGAGCGGCCGCCGTCGACGTTACAGCGTCGAGGGCTCCAATCACTTTGCTATTATCCCGCGTGTAAACATCGGCATCCGTGACCACATTATCGATAGAGCTAAACCCCATCACCCCGCGGGCACTAGAGGAAACACCATAGCCAAAAATGTAGCCCGCCCCAGCCCGAGCACCCGCGGCCGTAAGATTATTGGAAAAAAACAAGACCACCTTCGGCGTACAAGTGAGGCCGGTAATCGCCTGGCTACCCGTCGAAGTGCGTTGCGCGAAAGTTCCAGATTGCGAGCAGAAATCCGCCCGAGCAGCAGCGGCAAGGAAGCACAGGAGAGCTAGCCGGCTAATCACAGCGTTGTAACCGTCCGTTTGAGCTTCACAATAATGGACTGTAGATTCGCGTTGCCCGTCGCCGTGCGCGAGGAATCCAGGCCGAATTTTAAAAAGAGAGTGTCACCGGCGGCGCAGGACGTACAAGTAAACGTGGTTATCGTCGCCGAATTGCGCTGCAACACAGTTCCCTGTACCGCCACGGTTGCGAGTTGCGCCGCGGAAAAGGAAGGGTCTTGCGTCGCGCCGTTCGATACCTTGACGGTTTGAAAATTGAAAACCTCGTTATGGGCCCCGTTGTTATCGGTCACATCGGCAAAAATAAAAGTGACGTCATTACCGGCGCCGCTAGCCCAATCCGCGGGAAGCGTGATCCGAGCTTGCAAGGTTTGACTAGTAGCCGAGAATTGGGCGAAGCCAAAAGTAGTATTCGAGCCGCCACTGCAACCAGGTGAAGGCGGATTGCTGGCCGGCGTCGATACCGAAATCGTCGCCGTCGCATTCTGGCACACGCCGAGAACCAGCTCCACCGGCGCGACGTATGTAAACGTACTGCCAGTGCCGAGCGATGGGTTACAGGTGGAACCTAGGGTACACGTAGCCCCGCCCACCGTCGTAGCCGGGTTGGCTAGATCCGCGTTTTGAACCGTCGCACAAAGGGTAGAGCCATCATCGGCGAGATTCCGCAATAACTGGTTTGTGCAAGTTTTGGTTTGTACGCCGTGGTTAACGATTCCAGCATCGTTTTTTTCGGCAAAGTTTTTCGAGGTTGAATCGATATAGATTACACCCTTGCCGGCGGCCGGCGTTGACGGCGCCGCGATCGCCGCCAGGATTTCGCTTACACAAACGCCGAATGTCGATGCACTCGCCCAGCATTGAGCATCCGTGACCGCCGAGCCAGCGGGAACAACAGCAGCCGAGGGCACCGCCGATTGACGTAACGCCATATCGACCGTATAGGTACCGCCCCCGCCATTCGTGCTCAATACTACGCCGATCACCTGGCCGCCAGAAGTAGGAAAGGACGCGCCGGCGTCGTGACAATCGCCGGCCGTCGTCGCGCTAATTTGCACGTAATGGCCGGCCGTCGTCGCGCCGTCAAAAACGCAAGTCGTTTCGCCGCCCTCCTGTATAGTCGCCTGGCCGGTTGTGCCGGCGCCGGCGATCACGATGCCGAGCGCCCCCGAGGTATCACCGGCGCCACTGATAACGGCCGTCGACGGCGCGCCCGTCAGTTTGGCGAGCTTGTTAACCGTGGTACCGGTAGTGCCCGCATTGTTGATATTGACCATGCGTTGCACCGGAGGTTGCGCGATCGCCAGGCCGGCGAAAAGGAGAAAAAAGCCAATGTTCAGGGATCCGTTTTTATTCATGATTATTCACTTGTATTCACTTAGCGCACCCGTTCGTGCGCGCCCGGTAGAGCATAGCCGGCGGCGTCACAGGCGCCCCCGAGAAATTGAAAAGCCGAACCGCGATCACGCCTGGCCGATCCACAAACATGATGCCGAGGACTCCGTTAGGAAGCCGCGGCCAGTTGGCCGTAACACAGTCGTCGGCCGCGGCCGCGGCCATTGAAAAATTCTTTTGCTGGGATCCGCTATCCACGATCGACGGAAATTCGAGGACGGCGCCGCCATAGGATCCGCTCAAAGAGGCATACATCACAAACAGGCCGCCCAGGACCGCGACCACGCCGGCAAGCGGCGCCGCTTTTTTAACTACAGTGACAATCACAAAGCCCCCTTTAGAAAAGTGGAATCCGCGCGCCGAAGGTTTGCGAGGCCGGCGTAACACCGGCGCCCGAAAGATTGAAAAGCCGAACCGTTACGGTATTCGGCGCACTCACGAACATAATTCCAAAGAGCCCGGCCTCTAGCGTCGCCGGCCAGGCCGGTATAACCATCTGGCCGGCGACGGCGCCTGCAATAGTTAACGTCAACGCCGCGCTACTGCCATCCGCGATCAACCCAAAAGCGAGAGCCGCGGCGCCGACAAGCGAAACCACGCGGAAGCCCGGCGCGCCGGTGGCGGCCGCCGGGCCCGCCCACACCTGGCCGGCCGCGGCCGTATTCGCGAAGGCCGTCGCTATAATCGTCATTTGCGCCGAGGTTAACCCCTCGATCAGCTTGTAGACCTTGCCGGCCGTATTGTGGGCAACGTCCGAGGTTCCCTCTTGCCCGCGGGTAATTGTGAGCACATCGGCGGCGATGTTGGTAACGCGCACAATCTCAACGTCGGGATCGTCGGACGGATCCGAGAAGTCGCTCGCATTCCACCAGACCGCGTTAAAGGCAACCGCCGGGAAACGGGCGCCGCCGCCCGCGGTTAGCGTGATCGAGGTAACGCCCGCGGCGTATCCGGCGGATAGCGTCGCCTTCGCAAAATTGATTGTGGCGTCAAGTGCCACCGGTTAAGCCGCCTCAATTTGCGGATACAGTAAGCCGAGCAGATGGGCAAATACATAATTGCCGGCGGCCGGCCCGCCCGTATTCGTCACTTGCCAGCGGAGGACACTCAGCGGCGCGTATTCGTCGCGACCTAGCACCGGGTACGGCGATTCGAGCGAGCCGTAGTGAGTCAAAATGTTTGTGAAAAAATCCACATTGCGCGTGCCGGCCGCTTCGACCGAGAGCGTAAAGGCGAGCTCGGTACTTCCCTCTTGCCACACCGAGGGCGATGCCGCATTTTCGATATACCCCAGCACAACGCCCCGCAAGGAAAAAAGCATCCCGTCAGGTACTTTGTATTCAAGAATGAGATCGGTATTGCCGGGACCGGTTAGCGCGATCGCACGGTTAGCGTTTACCTTTTTGGAATTGGGCCCTGGAAATAACCACTGGTACGGATAGCGCCCGATCGAGCGCCGCGGATCGTCAGTTAGAGCGCGGCCGGCCGCCACCAGCGAGGGCCCCGGTTGGATTATTTTACTTGGCAATCTGTCACCTCAGCGACTCCAAGAATTAAGGCCGCCACGTCGTCCGGATCGCCCCACACTTCGAGCGTAAAGAGGCCGTCGCCGGTTACCGGATGCGGCGTCGGAAGCAACGTATAAGACGGAAACCGGCCGGCGTTGGCGCCGATCGTATCCAAAAATTTGACGGTTACCGGATCCTGGAAAAACTTGTGCCCGAGGTTGACATCGGTAATCTGAATCACCATATCAGGGTTGGACATCTGGCCGGCCCAAAACCCCCAAATGATAGAGCCCGGTACAAGGTGGAAATTGTAATCGATCTTACCCGAGGGCGGTACCACTTGGTTAAGAATGTCCGGAATAAGAGCGAGCCGCGGCGCATGGCAAGGGCTTTTTTCGATCGCCTGGAATTGTGGTTCCACGTAGGGATTCCACATGCCGTAATAGTCGCGCCAGGACGGATCGAGGGCGAGGCTTGAGAGGCTCATCGTTGAAATACCGCGCTTCCCTGAAATCTAAAATGCAGATCGACCGGACCGCCGCCCGCATCGTTCCGGTACACGTCAAAATAAATCGAGTGATCGCGGCCGATGTAGATTTCCGGATTCAGCAGGCCCGGCAAAAACACAACGCCGTCATCCTGTGCCGTCGCCGTCTGGAATGGCGAGGGTTGCCCCTGGCCGAAAAGGTCGTTAACGTGTATCGGCTCATTTGAAAAGGCCTTATAGTATTCGTCGCGCAAGTGGATGTAGAGCTCGGAATAATTGAAAGGGTTGTAAGAGCCGGCGGCCAGGCCCAGCGTAAACGGATCGCAGACGCCGTACCGCAAAGCGAAATCACTGTCCGATCTAACCTTCAGTTGCACGTTTCGGATTGGTTGAGTCGTGACGCCTGGCACGTTTTGAACGATAACGCCATACGTCCGCGGCAAAACCGACATTCGAGCCGGATACGTCAAGCCGGAAACGGCGCCATCCGGAAAGAGCTTCGATCCGCGGAACAACAGTTTTACATTTGTGAGGTTTCCGCTTGTCGTGTTTCCGACAGAGCAAACGATAGTAGCGCCGATCGGGTACACCAATTCCGGATAGATCGGCCGGCCGCGCGAGGGTTGCGGGTTGGGAAGCGTCGCGCCTGGCGCCTGAGGAATCAAATCAGTTGTAAGGCCCGAGCTCTGCCACTGCCGGCGCGGCGTTTCAAAGCGAAAACCAGACAGGCCTAGGTTTCGCGAGCGCACCAGGCGCAAAGCGAAAGGAGCATCCGAGTCGAGCTTTAAAGGCAGATCGGTCAGACCGCCCGGCGGCACTACCGGTATTGTGAGCTGGTAATCCTGATGCCGTTGAATCATTTTAATCGCACTCCGGATACCGCTTCACGCCGATCATAGTGCCGGTAAGCTCTTGTACTGTGCCGGATTCCGCGGCGCCGTTCGCCAGGAACGTAGCCGCGAGAGCTGTAGCTAAATCGGACCCGTCGCCGGCCGTCAATATCGCGCCCATGAGAGCGACGGCGGCCGCGCTAGCATTCACGACCGCGGCGAGCTCGGCCAACGTCGTAGTGATCACCGAGGCGCCATCCGTCGCCAGTGTGACCGTTACGGCCGAGGCGACCACCGCAACCGAGAGCGCCACATTAGGCGCGCCTGGGTTAACTATGTGGATCGAGTAAGCGTTGCCGGCAGTGCCGTACACGCGCGCCACAAAAGTAACCGTCGAGCCGCCCACGGTATAGGCCAGCGATGCCGGTATCGCATCCGTCGGAATCTGGAAATCGAAAAGTACCGTACCGCCTGGCGCGCAAACCACTTCCGGCTCAACCGGAAACCCAAACGCATTTATCCCGGTTGGCGTCGCCGTATCGGTAAAGCCGGATTGCGCCCACGCGCCGAGAGCCAGAACGAGCGAATCCTGCAACGGGTTTCCCTCGGTATCGTGCATCCGGCACAGCGCCGGGAACGCGACCGGAGGTATCACGTTCGCCAGCGGTTGCGCCGTTCCAATAGCCGGAAAGATAATTCCGCGCAGCACGAACTGTACATCATCATCCATCGACCACGGGAGCCCAAGATGTACCAGGCCATCGGCCGGTATCAAGAATTTAAACGGGATCAAGTACGGTTCATCGCGGAAGCCTGGCGGCGTCGCGTAGGCCCATTGAGGCTTGAACCTATCGGCCGGAAATTGACAACGTAGAACGCCCATTGTTAGGCCGCCACCTTGCGCCGTTTCACGGCCTCAAATTCAAAAACAGTCGAAATCGAACCGCCGCCGGCGGATTGCATATCCGCCATGTCGATGATGACGCGATCGCCGGGTTGAAGCTGCATCGTCGGGAAAACCGGCCACCAGAATAGAAACGGAGTCGGCACCATATCGCCGCCGGTGATCGAATAGCCGTTAGGCAGACGCATTGCGAAAACCGGGATAGCGGCCCCGCCTTGATCGAGCGAGTAAGTTGAAATCGCGCGGATCCGCTTAACTATCATCAAGTCACTACCGGGCACAATGACGGCCGTTCCGTAAACCTGGCCGCCCACGGTTACCGCGATCGCCGGCGAGAAAAACGTAAAGGGCTCATCTATGAATCCATCCGGCGTTTCTGGCGTGCACTGGTTACCGAGAAGCCACTCGGGCGCCATGATGTTCTGAGGCGGCCCGCAGCGGTACCGCGGCCGCCCTTCGAGCTCGGCTATCGGATCCGGAATCATCACAGGAGAACCGCCGCCAGGTGCACTCATAAGCAAGTACCTTAACACGCCCCAAAATTGGATATTCACCAGGCCGTTAGTGCCGCCTGACATTTCGATTGCCACTTTGGCGCCTGGCGCAATTTCGATTTCGGAATCGAGCGCAATCAGGTTGCCGCCGGTACCGATCGGGTTGCCCGGTTGCGTGGGCCCCGTCCAGGTTGGCCCCTGCTGCCAGTAGCGGCCGCTAGGCCATTTGATCCGGACGCCGACCGGGCTTTGTATCTCAATCCCGCGGCAAAAGAAACTAACTTTGGAATTGTTAGCCAAGCGGCCTTGCGCCGGCGTGACCGGCGCCGTGTTATCGAACTGTGACCAGTTGAAGGGTAGGACAATCGGCAAGTCGACGTAGTTAGCACCCGCCGGCGCCTGGCGCCGGCCGCACGCGCTAAGAACGTAATCGGCCTCGCCGATCGGATCCATTAAAACTTGCGTCACGCGACCACCCCCGGTATTTCGCGGTAATTGGTGGTTTCGCCTATAGGCGAAGAAGATGTTAAGGAAATCGATAACCCTTTTAATTGCCGCGTTGATCGTGCAACCGGTTGCACAAACGCAATTTTCAACCAGGCGGTATTTAACGGTAAAATGCGCCAGGCACTAGCCGCGGGAGTAGCAGATACCCCCCTATGGGGGTAAAGAGTAGTTATCCCGTTTATTTGCCGCGTCGATCGTGCAACCGGTTGCACAAACGGGTATAGCCGTCCGAGGCATACCCGGTTAAAGCTTGCGACACATGAAGCGATGGCCCCGAGGAGTCGACCACCATAACCGCCAGGCCGCCGAGTGAAACTAGGCCGATCAAACTTGCTAACGTCAGACGTAACATAAACCCTCCGCTCAGGACTAGGACGCGCGCCGCGTGTAGCAGGTTGCAGTACGCCACAAATGAGCCCAGCGAGGCCGGCGAGACTCCCGCGGCCGTACCCAGGCCCGCCGGCCGGCGCGGCCGCCTGGCCGCCTGTATCGAGGATCATAAAACGAACCACGCCGCAGAAAATAACATTTACGTCGATCGGCGCCGGCGGCGGTACCGGCGGCGCGGTTTCGCCGTAGTATTGGAAATCGCACAGCGGGTTAAACACTAGCCGCACCTGGCCGTTTTGGACACTGAAAAAATTCAGGTCAACAACAGACTGCGTTACCGTTGGATCCGGGAAAAGACTATCGATCGACGCATCATAAGCCACGCCGCTGAAGGTTGGGCCAGGCTGTACGCTTTGGTCAAAATCGGCCGTAACCATCCCGTCGGGTACCCATTGCAGATCGCCGTATTGATTGGTCGATTGAGTTACTAAAAAGGGCGTCGAGCCATCCAGCGGCCGCGTGATAAAGAGCATTTGCGGCGGTTGCGAAAAACTAGCCTGAAAATTGTTAGCCCACAGGAAATAGAGAGTGCTAGTCGTCCGATCAATGCTCAACCGCGGAAAGGCGACGGTATCAAGGTCCTGGCCGCCAACGATCGGAATAATTGTCGTCGTCGCCGGATTCCCGGCCGGCGCCGATTCCGCGATCGCTAGCAGCCTATAGGTACTCGGCGCGTCCGAGGGCCCGGTTATAAACGGGTACTCCCATTGATCCTGCGCCGAATTGTAAACCGGCCGGCCGTCTGATTCCCAGCCTGGCCGCTCCGTGTTGTTTTGCCAGTTGTAATTTGTGCCGAGAACATCGACGCCCGAGAGCACCGTTAGATACTTGTGGTGTATGTTGTACCCTTCGGAAAACTTGGTAAGATCCCAATAAATCGCGATATCGCCGGTTGTCTCATTCAGCGCAACATCGATAATGTTCGCCGAGTCGGTTGCCGCCATCGCGACCGTAGAAACCTTGACGGCCGCAGACCAGGAAACCCCGTTCCACTTAGACCAGAAAACGTTACCCTGGCCGGCGGCGAAAGTGTCGTAAACGATCACCCAATCACCGTTAGCCCTATGGATCAAGCGATGTCTGGATTGTTGCGCGATCGGGCCCGCGGCCGAAATCACCGTTTGCCAGGCCCCGAGGCCGCCGTTAGCGTCCATATCGAAAGTGCGGATCCGGATAGTATCGCCAAACAATGCCGTCGTAAAACTGATGTAGATTAGATTCCCGCCCGAGGGCGGATAGAACCCCTGGAAATCAGCAACCGCACTTTCGCCGGCGATGTCATCCTCGTTAAACAAAAATGGTTCACTCACCCCGGTTGAGAACACCGCGGCGTATATATCCGGACGATTCAGCGGGTTAGAAAACGAGAGTATGCGCGTTGCGTTTTTGTAGTGGATCGGATCGACCGGCGGCGACGGATTGAAAGAGCTTGGTACGCCGTGATTTGCGGTACTGCCGTCGCCGTAGACGATATAGCCGTTCGCCATGATTGAGCCGGTAATAAGGGCAAGAATCGCGGCCCTCAACTGGAAACCTCCACCGTGATATTGGCGCCGCTTTCTACCGGTACCTCATTATTGAGGGCGATCATATTGCCGCCGCTACCGATCGGACTACCGGCCGAGTTGGGCCAAGAGGGCCCCTGCGAAAGATAGCGGCCAGTCGGCCACTTAACGCGAATCGGCGCCGTGCACTCGAAGATAATTCCGCGGCAGAGAAATTGAGTCGTCGCGTTGTTCTTAACGCGAATTTGAAAAGGCGTAGGCCCGCCAGGCGTGAAGGTTGCCTTTAACGGAATGTAGTAAGGAAGATCGACAAACTTATAGCCAGGCGGCGGCACGGTACGCCCGCAGGCGTCGAGAATCTTATCCGCATTTTCGAGGAGCTCCAGCACTAGCGCCCCGCCCTCTCTGCCGGCGCCGGCTTACCGTCAGAGGTTGCCGCGGCTAAGACCACCGCGCCGGCGAGCAACGCAATTAAACCCCAAGGCCAGCCCGCGGCGGCCGCCGCACCCTGCACAGTCACGACGCGAGTAACCGAACCACTCGCCGGCCGATCGACGGTATCGACCGGCAATACAACCGGATCGGTACATTCAAATTGCGCGCCAGGCGTATACGTGCTCGCCGGCAGATCACCCAGGCCGGCCAACCCGCGGCCGCGGCCGCTATAGCCCGAAACCCCGCGCGCCGATACGCCAGGCGACGGCCCGCCCACTATCGGCATTTCGATCGCGCCGTAGGTTGCGCCGGCGGCCGACGCGCGCGAGCTCGCCGCCCATGACTCGTACCAGGCCTGCAACTGCGCCGGCGACATAATTTCGACAGTAGGCGCCGGGCCCCCGCCACGCGGGAAGGGCGAGCCGGCCACAATCCCCGCACTAGTTTTAAGATCACCGCATGACGGACTAGCCACCGGCGGCGTAAGCGCCGCCATGATGGAATCTATAGCCCGGTTGCCGCGCGAGAAATGCTGGCCGGCGCGCGCGATCCGCCGATTCTGCGCGACGATCGCCGCGCGAGAAATCGGCGATGCGCTACTAAGGTGCGAGCACGCGGCCGAGCTTGATAGATACACGGTTTCAACCCTCCAGACTTGAAGTAAGGCGCCGCGCCCAAGAAGTTAAACGCGGCGCCCAACCAGGACAGAAGCCCTGCCGAGGCTTACTGTACAGACCGATCGGTAAGGCCGTCGAGCTGGATAATCAGGGTGTTATTCTCCCCGCCATCCTGACCCACCGTAGGAACGGCAACGCCGCCGCCGCCTAGAATCAGATCCATTGAGAATTGCTGCAATGGCGCAATGTACTTCGCCCAATCGCCGTAGCGGCGTTGATATTGCGGCGCCGGCAAGCCAAGCGTAAAACTCGATTCGCCCGAGTTGGCCGTAAACCCGGTGATCGCGCCGCCCGGCGGATAGTTCCAGAGGAACCCCTCATGGAAAATCTTGTCGTCAATTTTAAATTGCATGTACGTCGCGTTCAAAAACGTCTGAATGTCCGCGAGCACCCAAGTCGGATCGAAATAGAATCCGATCGCCATGAGCAAAAGGCACTTCGGCGGCGGAAACTGGTTGCCGCGCTGCAAGTTGGTTTGCAGTTTGGTTTTGATAGTGCTAGTCGTCGGATCCTGCGAGCCGATCGGCACCGAGAAAGGCGAATACGTTTGCGCGCACTGTGCACCCGCGATAAACGGGATTGTGTCCCAATACTGCCAGGGCCCGCGATCCACCCACCCTTCCATGATTGAGTTGGTATTGCGGCCGCCGACTTCATCGGCGCCAAGAATCTGGCCGTTGGGCCCGTAGGCGCCGCCGCCGATCGGACCATGAGACGCGAGCCAGGCCCGCAAGTCCTCATGCGTAGGCCGGAAAGGTTTCCCCGGCTTCATGCACCCGAGAGCCCAAACCACAAGGAGCGCGGACGCGAAAAACAACAGCAGAAAAATTGTGTTCATAAATTCAAAGTCCTTTTCTCGAAAATTTGAAATCTTGCGCCCGCGTTAGTCGCCGGCCCCTTTAATAAATACTTCGGCCCCCATAGAGCGCGTCGAAACCAGCCACGCCCACCGCGGCCGGCATACTTTGCGCCGGCGGCGCACCGCCGCCGCCCAAGGCCGCCGGAAACTTGATCGTCGCGTTACGGTACGGATCGACCAAGATTTGAGGCGTCAAGAACGCTTGAGCCTGATAGTCACCCATCCCGAGATTGGCGACGTACTGCCCGAAAGGCGTATAGTCGTTCAACAGGCGGATGATAATTTGCACGATCGTTCCGGAGATGACGCCGGCCGAGGCCGCGGAATTGTGCAAAAGCCGATCGGTTGCAAACCACATCACGCCGCCGGCGAGCAAGGAAACGCCATACCCGATAAAGCCGGTGTTATTGGCGCCGAGGATCATTTGCGAAAGGAGCTTAGTACCAAGGGCCCCGGCGATCACAAACAGGCCATTGATAGCCAGATCGCTAATCCCACTCATGCCGCGGCCGCGCACCCCAGGGTTACGGCGGCGATGAGACTTCTTAGCGTGGTGGTGATGATGCCGCCCCCGGTTCGCTTTCGCCTTGCCCCGCCCCTTATTGGGACGCATCACAAATACCGTCGTCGGCCGCTTGCCGGCCGATGCTTTTTTCGCGTTCTTTTTCATGTTGCTTCGTCCTTTCTGTGCCGACTTTCGGCCTCGGTTCTTCAATGTCCATCCAATCAGATCAGATGGATTCGCTTTCCGCCGCTTTGCTCCCGCGTGTTTTTTACGCGGCGAGCTCGGCCGAACCGCGGGCCGGCGTCGCCCACGGTTCGGTATGATCGTCGTTCGCCTTGCTACTGCCACCGTCTACTCACCCCCTGTAGCTTCCGCCAAGACTTCGCGAGCACACGCAACGCCCACGGCTATTTCATCGTGAGTTTGCGAGGCCTCTATGGCGTCGATTGCCGCGGACAACATAGGGCTTGATTTGCCGAGGCAAGAGCGCGCCTCGGACACCAGAGCCGGCATATCGACCAGCGCACGGCAAGCCGCGATCCGATCGAGGATCGCCGAGAAGTCGCCGGTTTGATCCGGCACCCCCGCACCCGCGGAGCTGGCCGCGGGTTGCTTCTTTTTGCTTTTGCTTTTTGCCATTGCCCCCCCTTACCGGGTGATGGTAGCCGGCCGCATAATGGCGACTTTCGAGAGCGCGCCCGCGGCCGTCGTACCCTTGCCCAGAATCGTGTAATCCGAGGCCTGTGAAATTTCGAACCAAGGCGACGTGATCGCGTTGCCGTCCTCGGGCGTAATCAAGACCAGCGGGAAACCTTGCGTAATTTCCGCATTGGAGAGCCCGAAATCATGCGTAACGATCGCTTGCGTATCGCCGGCGGATCCGGCTTGCACCGTCGCGATAACCGTGTTTTTTGGCGTGTAGTGTTGCTGTACTTTCGTGGGTGCCGTGGTGTAAGGCGCCCTATAGGTAACAGTAACCGTCATGTTGCGCTGTTGGGCCATCTGTTGAAGGGTAGCCCGCTGTTGATGCTTCATAAGTGTATTTCTCCTCTTTCTGACGGCGCCGTTAAGGCCGCCCCTTCTAGCTCAAAACCTTCACTCTCAAAAAAATGATCCGGTTCGCGCGTGGGTTTAAAATGCGTCGACGGTTTCAGCCCTAGCAGCGCCAAGTGTTGAATCTCCACTTTCCACGCGCACCATACCGGAATATCCAACCGGCGCAACCGCTCAAAAAAAGAATGATCCTCACCTTTGCGGCCGATCCGATCAAACGGGTTTTCTCTGAGTTCTTTTGCGATCCGATCAAACACCCGCCGGCGGATCAAGAGACACCCGGCGCCGGCCGAATCGATGCGGAATACTTCGCAACTTCGATCCCACTCGGCGATAATTTCATGGCGTTCACTTTCCGGATTCCGGATATAGAGCACCGGGTAATGCGGCGGCGACTTGAAACAGTAGGCCCCGGTTACAACATCGAGGTCGTACTTAGCCGAGACGTTGAGCAGCCGGCACAAGAGATCCGGCTCAAAAGCGTTATCGGCATCGACCATAAAGAGCCAATCGCCGCGGAGGTCTTTAACGATTTGATTTCGCCCCCAATCGTGCAGACTCACCGTGCTACGGGTCTTGTGTAGGTATTCATGCGGCCCGCAGAGCACCCGCTCGGAATGGGTTAGCATTTCACCCCAGGACCAGGCGAAGGGCTCAGGCAGCGACATTACACCGCCCATATACGCTACTGTGCCGATGAGCTTATGCCGGATCACGCCTCGCCCCACTTTCGCGCCACAATGCCCGACCCTTGCTCGCCCCACACGTAAACGATTCGCGCGATTGTCTCACACGCGAGGCCGGCCTCACGGATCCAGCCGAGCAGCTCCAGCCGGCTAATCGAGCGGTAGTGATAAGCGTAGATCCCCGGCGCGTAAAACTGTTTTTCGCCGGCCGGCGTTTCGAGCTCGCCCGAGTCGCGCCGGCCATCATGCGGCATCGTGACGACCACGCGGCCGCGATCGTGGATCGCGCGCGCCGCCTGGCGCAACGATCGCACGGCGTCGACGTGTTCCATGTGTTCAAGAATTTCGCCGAGAATCACGGTATCAAAGGCGCCGGCAAAGGGAAGGGCCCGCGCATCCGCCAGCAAGGAAACCGGCATCGGTTGGCCGGTAACATGATCCGTGCGCCGCAAGTCCACATTGATCGCGCCGAAGTCCGCGGCCAGGCGCGCGCCGTCCGTATTCGAGCCCACGTTTAAAACGCGGCCCTTCGAATACTCGCGTTGAAATCCGAATTGATCGCGGTAGACGGTTTCGGAAACCGGAATCCGGTTCATACGCCCACCCCTGGATAGTCCGCGAGTTCTTGCTCGGTAATCGGATAGTTGGCCGCGGCCGCGCGCGAGGCGTCGCGATTCGCCCAGCCGTGCCACTGATCTACAAAGTTTTCCCAATCGAACCGCCGCCGGGCCCACGGCATCATAGGCGCCCGATGTTGTTCGGCCAGGTGCGGGTTTAAGAGCAGCTCGGCGACGGCGTGCACATAGCGCGCGCGCACGGCGTCGGTTCTAACATCGCCCTCGATAAAAACGCCGTGTTCAACATTTTCGGCGATCGCCCAAATTGGAGTAGTCACCGGCACGGCGCCGCAGGCTTGCGCGTCCATACAGGTTATGCAGCTCGTTTCCGTGAAGTTCGAAGGATGGCACCACACCGCCGAGCGTAACCAGTGCGCGAGCAGCTCAGTTTGACCGAGCCGGCCGTAATGGTGCACGCCGAGCCGCTCCATTTCAGAGAGCAGCCGCGCCCGTTGCTCGACCACCGGGCGCGCCGCGGCGCCGTACCGCTCAACTACTCGATCGATATTGTTAAAGCCGTAACAAACATGCAGCTCGGCGCCCGGCACGATTTCGCGCACACGTTCGAAGATCGGCAAAAGGTTTTCTAGCCCGCGATCCGGCGAGCTCGCATAAATCATGCGAAGCGGGTTGCGATCGATCGGTTTTAAGAAGGCCTCGGCAGGCGTGCGGAGATGCTTCTCTATCCGCTCGATCGTTTCCGACTTAATGCCATTCGAGGAAACAACGATTTCGCCGCCTGGCGGTTCATGTGCCGGCCGGTTGTCAAGTTCCGGCAGCCGGCGCCGCATTGCAGCCGCTTGCGCGCCGCACAGCGTCACAATTCGCGTGAAGCGTAAGGCCCGCTCAAGACTCAAGAGATTGTCCCGCCGCGTGTAATCGGTATCCTGGCAGATTAGCCAGGCGATCGCGCCGGCCGGCAAGAGGTCGACCAGGTGCGGAGCCCGGTAGATCACATACACCACCGGGTACGTTATGCCGGCGCGCCCGCCCTCTAGAAATTGTTCGATCGGCCGCCATTCGACGCACGCCGGATCCATCAAAAATGTTTCGGGCCCGTCGAGCGGCGCGTAAGAAATAACCTCATGCCCGCGGCGCGCCAGGCGTTGCGCCATTTCGATATGCGAAGTTTCAGAGCCGCCGATACCTTGCTTTTCGGGGTTAGTCCAGTCCCAGGGCTCGAAAGTGCGTTCCGAGACAAAAATAAATCTCATTTGTCGATACCCTCATCCGGAATCGTGTAACCGCCGCCGGCGAAGCTAATCAACTTATCGATCGTGCTGTAAATCGCCGTAGGCTTTTTGCGCCCGAATTTGTGCCGATAGGTTGCCGTCCCGCCATCCTCCGGCCGCAAGTGATCTTTTCGCGTGAAGTAGTCGACCGAAAGAACCTCGCCCAAAATCTCTTGCTCATGGTAAGGTTTCTCGATCCCGAAAACGGCCAAGTTAACACTCTGATCGCCGCCGCGGATAAAGAGCTGGTTTCGTTTCTCGTTTTGAGCGAGTACCGTACCTTTGGGGAAATCGAGGATCGTTTTTTTACGGCCGCTCACGTGCCGGATTTCCAGGCTTTGCAGATCGCCAATCCCCGACAAGTGAGTATGGACGTGCACCGGTTCGGTAATCACCAGAGTTTTGGCGGCGTCGCGACCGTGGAATTTCCGGTAAACCTTTTTGGCGGCCTCAAGTGGATTAGCCCGCCGGCCGGCGTTTTTCTTCTTACCGCGGCGCGCTTTGTTGCCGATCAACAGGCTAGCCGGCGACATCGACAGCATTTGCTTAACCGTGCGTTTTTGCGCCGCACGCGTCATCCGCGGCCCGCCGGATAAAGGTTTAAGGATGGACGACTGGTTGCGTTTCTTACGTCGTTTCGCCTTCCCGTTATCCCGCCATAAGTGGACCTTTTCGCCATCGGCCCGCGCAGCCTTCGCTATTTTCAAGGCCTCGCGCTTCGTTAAATCACTGCCAGTGTGCACCGGGTAATTATCTGAATCGAGCACCATATAGCCGCGACCCGCCCGCCGGCCGAGCTTAGTCGCAAACCGTTTTTCCCCTTGCATGAAACGAGCAAATAGGCCGGCGTTTTTCTTTCCGCCTGGATTGTGCTTCAGTTGAAAATCGATAAACCGTTTCGCCTGGCGCAGATCGTCAAAGACGCTATAACGATCGATCGACGGTATCAGGTAACCATCGTCGCGCCGTTCGATCCGATACCCCTTGTGAGTCGCCGCGCGCGATGTAGCGGCGCCGTGCTTCCGTTTTACGTGGTACGTCGTACTGGTTGTGAAGCGATCGAAAGGCCACAGATTACGGCGCACGGATCCGCGGCCGGTTAGCCCGGTAGTGCGCCGCGTCTGTGGTTTAGTGCTCACGTGTGGTTTATGTCTTTAGCCCGGCCGTTAGCGGCCCGATGTTCTCAAGAAAATATGCAGCCAGCCAGCAGGCCAGGCCCGCGGAAACTAGCCGCCAGTTGGTTGGCTGTTCACCGGTAAGCCAGAAACCGCGGGCCCCGAAGAAAAAGAACACGAACGCGAAAACGAGTAAAAGAATTGTCGCTATAGCGGTTGTCATCGTTTCCCCTTCCCTTGATCGGTCATCGCCGGCGTTTCGCTCCCGCGTGGGCAGTCCCCAACAATCCCGAGGCGAGCGCAATAACGCCAAAACTCACTACGGACCACTCACCCACACCCCAGCCCGAAATATCAAAGCCGGTTGCGAACATACCCGAGAGGCCAGGCCGCGAGCCGCAGCCACCACAGGTACCGCCGCAGCCGCAGCCAAGCCCCATCGACTTAGCCGGCGCGTAAAACTCAGGCGGCGCCTTGGGAGCCGGCCGCCGCGGATTTGCGAAGCCGTAAGGCGGCGGATAGTACATCCAGCTCCAGTTTTTAACCGCGTCGTAATCGCCGATACCGCGTCGACCGTTCATCATGTTTAGCGCCGCCCCAATACTGCCGGCAAGACCATCACGGCGACCAGGCCGCCGACGATCCACGGCACATAGTTTCCAAGGTTGCTGGTAATCGTTTCGATCGAGGCCGTAACCGGGTCGACTTGATCGAGCGGCACAACCGGGTTAACTTCGGCCGGCAGCGCCGAGCATTGATTATTAGCCGTATCCCACGCGGTACCGGACGGGCACACGTTATGGCACGGCCAGCACTTCTCAGGGAATAGCGAAGTGTCGAGGACGTTGCCCAACAGAAAACAATAGTTCGGGCAATTCAGATCCCCATACGTGCCGGCGTTAGGGTTGCTTTGAGTCACCGCGCCCATACCGGCCATGCGCCGGCGAAGGCCAAGCGGTAAAGCAGCCTGGCGGCGCAGGCCGCGCGGCAGAGTCGCCCGCACCAGGCCCGGCGGAATCTTTAACGTTGGCGCCGATAATCCGACCCTACCGTAAGCCATTGCGGCGCCCCCTTGGTTTCGCCGGCAAAATGCCGATACGATCCGCCATTTCGACCAGGCTTAACGGTTCATTCGGCAAGAGCCGCCCTAGCGCCTCATTGACGAGCGGCGCAACGTGCGTATCATAAACCGCGAGGTCAACCGGGAAGCGAGCGGCCGCCGCGCGCGCGAGGCCGGCGCCGAGTTCACTAATCGGCCCTCTCTTGAAATCCTTCACCGCCGGCCACCCCCACCAAAGACGGCGCCGAGTGTAACCACGCCAACCGCCGCGATAATTCCCCAAACCGCCAGCGGATTAGCAGCAAGGAAACCAGGCAAGCCGGATCCGGCCGACGTACCAGGCGCCGGCGTAGGCGGCCCTAGTAGATTCCAAATTTGCTGGTTCCATAGTTCCTGATCGGTTGGAGCCGGCGAGAATACCACCGGGTAAGGAGTCTCCTCGGGTACTTGCGATTGTTGCGTTGACTGGCAAGGGTCCGAAGGATCCACAATCCCCATGAGCTGCTTTAGTGACGGACAATTAGCCGCGGCCAGGCCGCGCGGCCGTCGACGTTGGACAAAGGCCATTAGCGCATACCCCCTACCATCGGAGTGGCCCGGCGTACATAATTCGCGCCGCGGCGTTGAGCTCGGGCCCGGCCTACCGCCGCGATCGCCGGCAGCGGCAGCGGCAGCGTAAACACCCGCCCGCGATTTCGTAGAGTGATAATCGGCACGGCGCCGAATCCGCGGCCGCCGTAGCCAGCCAGGCCCGCCGAGCTCGCCGCGCTGATGAATTGATCGAGCGAAATAATTGTTTGCCGCGCGCTACCAGAAACCGGCAAGCCCAAGTTTTGAAGGATCGCCGCAACCGTGGAGCCCGGCACCGTCACGCCGCGGATTTGCTGGTAGTAGTAAACCCATTGATCGGCATCTAAGCCGCCTTGCGTGGGATTAGCGGCTAAGTCACCATCGGCCAGGGCTTGCAGTTGCGAGCGGATCGCCGAAAGCGTAGGCGCGGACACCACCGGCGGCGCCGGCGGCGTGACGGTAACCGTAGTCGTAGTATTCGCCGGCGGCAGTATTGCCGGCGTGCCAGGCGTCAGTAAGCCAGGGTAAGCCCCTTGCGATCCCTGCCAGGCCTCATAGAGCCAATATGCGCCGCCGAGCAGCAGCGCCCACTTTACAACCGAGCCCATTAGCGCCGCCCTCCCGCAGATTGAGCCACCACCACAACGCCGACACCGCCGGCGAGTAGCGCCCACATTGGAACGCCGTAACCAAAAATCGAAATCTTATTCGTGAGAAATCCAAGGTTAAAGCTTGGCGCCGCGGCGCCCGCCGTACTACCGCCCGCGATCGGAGGAAACCACGTTTGAACCGCCGGCAATGGAACCGGCGAGCTCGCCGGCGCCGGCGCGCCGGATACTGGAGCCGGCGACGGCGGAACATAGTTCACGACGGCCGGCGGCAACGTCGCGACGATCGCCGGCGGTAGAGCCGAAGGTGTAAAGGGTTGAGTAACCGGCGCCGGCGGCGTGTAGTCAGGCGTCACAGACGGCGGCGACGCAAGCCACTTCGCATAGACCGAAATCGAGGCCGGATCGTTAGGGTTAACCGCAATTTGTTGAAGCTTGGAAAAAACCAGATTTGCGTACTTAGTGCCGGCGGAAACCGGATCGAAGCCGGCGCACGTATACACAGACCAGGAGTGCATACAAAGCGTGCGGGCGTAGGCGATCATGTTCGAAGTAAAGGCCGCCGGGTTTGTATATTCGGGCGTGTTGTACGCTTGCAGAAATTGGTTGTAATCGTTGACGTATTGCGCGGCCGCATTTTGCATTTCGGTTTCGGCCGTAGGCATTGGCGTCGGAGCCGGGAAACCAGGTTGCGGGACCGAAACCATAACTTGCGTGGGCGTGTAGTACGGATAGGACAGCCACCCGAGGCCCGACATACCGCGGCGCCGCGGCAAAAGATTCAGCACGCGCGGCCGCGGCCGCCGTACCGCACCGAAACCGCGCGAGCTGGTTACGTTAACAAACATCGTCAATCGCCCATTGCAAACAACGCCACGCCGCCGGCGAGCAGCGCCGCCGGCAATAAAAGATTTGAGCTGATGCCGAACGATGAAACACTCGAAGCACCGCCGCCACCGAAAAGCGACGATACTACCGAGCTCGGCGGATCCGGCACAACCGTCGGATCGTTAGCGACCGGATCGCGCCGGCCTATAAACGAGTTCCAGCAGGCCGTACCCGAATTATTCGGACCAGGCGCCACATACACCCATTGGCCGTTTTGTTGTTGCCATCCGCCTGGCGACGTGTGATAAGCGCACGATCCGGCCTCGCGATCGCTGATACAACGCTGGCCGGCGGCGCCAAGTGCCGGATCATTACAGGCCTTCACCATTGCAGCCCAAGCAGCGTCAAAAGTTTGCAGGTACGCGAGCTGCATCGAGCGATAGTGAATCGGCGACGCCATGTAAGTGTTAAACATCTGATCGATGTAGGCGCCCACCTGATCGGCGATATGTGTTGCTTCTACGCACGTATCACCGCAGCCGCTAAAAGCGTTAGCGATTTGCAGGCCGATGGCAGCGATACCGGCGATCG